CGGTGCCCTAAGCGCTGACGATCAGCCAATCCGGTTGTCGTCGGTCTCCAGGGCTTCCATCCATTCCTGGATGTCTGCCAGAACCTCGACGGCAGCCCGGTGCTCGTCGTACCCGGTGAGGCCGAGAGCTTCGGCGTCGTCGAGGCGGCGTCTCATGAAAGCCACAGCAGACTCCAGCGACTCTCGCCGAGTCCGAAGCTTCCGCTCCACGATCCCCTTGAGCAACCGCCACTTTGCGGCCCGCCGTGCCGCCACGATCTCGACCTCGCCGAGAGAACTGAGACCGGGAGCAATGAGAACCCGCTCGTCATGCTCGGCGATATGCCGCAACAGCGCATCGACGACGTCAGCGGGAGCGTTTAGCTCGACCTCGATCGTGATAGGTTTCATCACAACCTCCTTGTGGGTATTTCTGTTTGGTGCCGATTAGCACCGCTAGGGGCACCGTTGCCGGTGCCCTAAGCGCTGGCAATCAGACGTTGCGGGCGTACCCGACCTCGACCTCGAACTCGACCTCGGCGCCGGGAGTCGGGTGCCAGAGCATGGCCCGCAGCACCTTCAGCACAGCGTCGGCTAGCTCGTCGGGCGTGGCGTATTCGGTGGCAAAAGTAATGTAGGTGGCCACCGAAAAGGCCAGCTTTTCGCCGTTGCCTTGTAGCGTGGCGTTGGCGAAGTTGGCCTGTTGGGTCTCTTCGTCGATCCCGACCGTGAGCGACACGCCAGGTTCGCTGATAGAACGCATTACTACCTCCCTTGTGGGTATTTCTGTTCGGTGCCGAGTAGCACCAGGACAGGCACCGCCCAAAGGCGGTGCCCTACCCGCTGACACTCAGCGATTACTGAACACCACGACGTGCCTGAGCGGAACGTCGGTCCGTGGATCGCCGTCACCCTGGTAGACGAAGACGGTAGGCACCCCGTCGTCCGATCCACCCGAAGGGTTCAGGTAGATGTACTCCCTCTCGACGACCTCACCCCGATCGTTGAACCGCTCGGCCCTCCACCCACCCAAAATCGGGTGATAGACCACCTGGCTGTCCTCGTCGACGATGTTCAACTGCCTAAATACATCGTTCATTGAACCTCCCTTGTGGGTTATTTGGTGCCGGATAGCACCGGGATTGGCACCGGAATTGTCCGGTGCCGCACCCGCTGATATCCGACCTATTCGATCGGTTCGCCGCACTCGTCGCAGTAGACCTTAGACAGCAAATCGACCATGTCCTCAATCTCACGGTTCAGATCGCTGATCATGTCATGCACGACATCGGCAGCGTTCTCGGCGTCGGGGTCGTCGGGAGCATCGTTGAGCTTGGTCAGGGCCACACTGAGTGCATCCCTGCGCTCAATCAGCGCCACCAGGTCCTCCGAGTAGAACTCGGGGTTCTGTTCGACCTCCCAGGCCTTCTCGGCTTCCATCTCGTGGATCGTGTACCGAATCACACTGTGGAGACCAGCCTCGGCCTTCAGCTCGTCATAAATCTGCTCAGCCAACCGGCCATAGCGGCGCTCGCCTTCAGCCTCAGCCTCTGCGTTAGCGATCTCCCACAACCGATCAAACTCGGCCTGGAAATGCGAATCATGGTAGATACCGCCGTCGGTCATGATCGCAACCGAGGTTGCCTGATAGGCATCGATCATCACATACCTCCCTTGTGGGTACTCGTGTTTGGTGCCCGAGTAGCACCAGGACAGGCACCGCCCGAAGGCGGTGCCCTACCTGCTGGTACTCAGGAGACCTCGACCGGTGGGCGGACATCGATCCGGCCGTTATCCCACCGCCGGAAGATGTCCACGCCGCCAAACTCATAGGTCACCGTCACCTCGGCCACCCCTGGGGTCGCCAGCAACTGGACCAGCGGGTCCTCGGGGCTAATCTCGGTGTCACGGTTGTCGAACTCGACAGCGCCGGTCTTGTCGATGGACGTCCAGCGGACACGCATACATACCTCCCTTGTGGGTCGAGCCACGGCCCTTTGCCGTGGGCCTCACTGGGCACCCTGACACCGTCGAGCCGCCGGAATCGAACCGCTAGCAGACCGGGCTAGTCGACATCGCCCGGCCCGCCGCTCCCACGCCACCGCCGGAGGCCAATCCGACGATGGGCCAGCGCCAACCTCCACGCTGAGCCAAGGGCCACGCACCCGAACGGGTTGCAAGCCAAGGTGCCCAATGAGACCCACCACCAAGGTGGTGCGGTCTCTCCCACACAAGGAACGGAGAGAGATTGCCACCACCAGACCGCTCGCCGTCTGCATCAGGTGGACGAAGGGTGGGGGCCTGGAACCCGGTGGCAGCAGCCCTCTCCAGGGCCAGGGGAGACTCTCGTCTCGCCGCTCACCGGCGCCTTGCGCCTTCCGCTCCTCGGCTGTTCATCTCCGAGTCAACTCTGTTATACCAAACCCGATCGGGAACTGTCAAGCGGTTTTCGAGCATATGAGTCGATCGACCTATATTGCAATGCAAGATAGCCCGGGCGGGAGCCTCCAAGCGAACTCAAGCCGACACGCTGACAAATCCCAACACAAGGGCACAGCACCACAGAGAACAGAGACACAGTCCTGTGAACTAAGTACTGAGGATCGCCACAGGGAACATAGCCTTGGTCCTGCAGCCTTCAGCCTCTGCGCTCCTGTTGGATGCTCGAGGCTTCGGCTGCCAGGGTTCGGTACTGTCAGGTACCCTGTTCTCAGCGCTCAGGCCGTCGGCGACCCTCGGAGGGGTCGCTCGACGGCGGAAACCCAGGCCCTGACTGGGTTCCAAGACCCGGGTCCATAAGCCGCCGCCTCGCGGCGGCGGGGAAAGGCACCTGTGGATGCGGCCAACAGTTGGGGCCGCATCGCTGTGTGGGGGGCTGTGTGTCGAGCCGTTGGGTTGGTGTTGGCTCGACATGGGTTGCGCCGGCCTGTTGGGGGCCGGCGCCATGGTGCTTGGTTTTCACCGCCCCCCGCCCTTGTGTGTTGGTCCCCGACCTTTTGACGTTTCCCGATGTTGGGTGTGTCTGGATGTCGTCTCCGTGAGTGTTGCTTTATCCGAGCCCCCCCACTGTGGACACAGTGAGGTCTCTGCCGTCTAACGGGCTACTGCGGTGGGACTAGTCCGCTTCGGACCTGTGTGGGTCCTACGAGTGGGGCTGATCACCGGTTCGCCTTCCTGTGAGTCCCGGCTTCCGGATCTTTCTGTTAGGTAGCCCGAAGGGTGTCAACTTGGGCTTTGGGTGCAAGTTAGCGGGTGTTTGCGTGTTTGACCAAAGCCTGGGAGACCTTTTTTGTTGACGGTTCCCGTTGACAGTTTTTGGGTGGGTTTGTGAGGGTGGTCTGTCAGGGACCTCCTTGTGGGTGAAAGGCCGGGGGGGCGGGCTGTGGCCCTCCCCGGCCTTTTGTTTGTTGGGGCCGGGGTGGTTTCGACGGGGCCGTAGGGCCGAGGCGCATGGTCCCGGATCCGGGTTCGATTCCCGGCGGCTCCACTGCTTCGTCGTTTCTTGGGCTTCTCTGTGAATGGAGAAGCGTTATGAAGGCTGGTCGACCCAGCGTCGTTATGAGCGGGCGATCAAAGGGGTCCTCGATGAGGGCTGGACCATCTCGGAAGCTGCCCGCAAGCTCGGCATCAACCGTTCGAACCTGTCTGTCAGGGTCAAGGCTGCCCGGAAGGAACGTGAGGAGGCTGAGCGGAAGGCCGCCGAGGAGATGGCGGCCGGGAAACGTGCCGTCTGGGTGCGTGAGGAGCGCCGTGTCGGCACGTTCGAGGAGTTCTTCAACACGTATTTCACGAACTGGGTGTGTCCGGACTGTCAGGTCCATCATGACATGCCGGATTTCCACCGTGAAATCATCGATGCGATCGAGTCGAATGAGCGCAGGATCGTCGTAAACCTGCCGCCGTACCATTCGAAGTCGACTCTGGTGACGGTTTGGCACACGGTTTATGAGATTTGCCGGAACCCGAACAGCCGAACGATTATTGTTTCGAAGTCTGCGCCGTTCGCTAAGAGCTTTCTGCATGCGATCAAAGACATCCTGTCGGTTCCGGAGCTGTATCAGGACTCGCAAAGGAACCTGATCGAGGACTGGGGGCCGTTCATGCCCGAGTCGGGCGGATGGTCCGAATACGAGATCTACGTCCAGAACCGTACCGGCGCCGAAAAAGACCCCACCGTGTTGTCGATGGGGTATGGGGGGCAGATATATGGGCGTCGTGCGGACACGATCAAGTTCGATGACATAGCGACCCTCGAGAATCAGCGGAACCCTGAGCGGGTTGCGCAGATGATCGAGTGGTTGAACAAGGAGGCGTTGTCTCGTATCGGTAAGTCGGGGCAGGCGATCTGGGTTGGGACCCGTGTCGCCCCTGGTGACATCTACTCGGTGCTCACCCAGCGTCCCGGATACAAGGTGATCCGCTACTCGGCGCTGTTGGATGAGGCCACCCAGCAGGTGCTGTGGCCTGAGCATTTCCCGTACGAGCAGGTGCTGACGCATCGTTCGGAGATGTCGGCCGCCGACTTCCAGTTGGTGTACCAGAACGTGTCGGTGCCGGGCCTTCATGCTTCGTTCACTCAGGAAATGATGGACGAGGCGAAAGACACGTCCCGTGTCATCGGCCACTATTTGCCTGGTTGGAGGCTGATCGCCGGCCTCGACCCGGCCGGCGGCAACAAAGACTCGGGTGCCACAGCGATGGTGCTGCTGGCTGTCGACTTGGACACGGGTATGCGGTTCGTGGTGGATGCGGTCTCCGAGAAAGGGATGAAGGCTCCCCGCATGCGGGACCTGATGCTCGAGTGGACCGACCGGTACCCGATCTACGAGTGGCGGGTCGAGTCGAACGGTGTCCAGTCGCAGCTCATCCAGTACAACGAAGAGATCATCCGAGCTCTCGCTTTGAAGGGTGTGCGGGTGAACCCGCATTACACGACCGGGAAGAACAAGTGGGATCCCGAGTTCGGTGTCGAATCGATGGCCCCCCTGTTCTCCGCCAACCTGGTGTCGATCCCGTGGGGCAACGCCCAGGCCGCACAGCGGTTCCAGCCGATGATCGAAGAGTTCGTGGCGTTCCCGATGGGCATCACCTCCGACCTGGTGATGGCGTTCTGGTTCGCTGAACTCGGCATCCGAGACGTGCTGCAGCGGGCCCACATGCCGTTGTTCAACGAGCGGATGCGGCGGCGGTGGCCGGCCCGCATAAAGCGGCGGGCCCGTGTCGTCGACTTCGAGAACCGTGAGATCCGGCCAGTCACCCTCGAGGACCAGCGGCTCGGCCACCTGACCCGAGGCCAGCGCGGCTACCGGCGGATGACTGTCGGTAACCCGACCCGCCATTCCGACGTGCAGGAGTTCGAACCCGAGCCCCCGGGGCGGCCGATGAACGTCGACTACGAGTCGGTGTGGGGTCGGGGCCGTTGACGCCTGTTGGGCGGACAGTTGATGAGCCTGTTGGCCAAGTGGCGAAACAAGGCCCGCTTCACCAAGGCCCAAAGGGCCGCTGGTGAAGACGGGATGGTCTGCGGATACACCGACGAGGACGGCACCCCCCACTATGTCGTGGTGCCCAAGCATGCCTCCGATGCTGAGATCCGCCGGGTCATCTTCGAGCACCGTCACGGACGCCCTATGCAGCCGTCCGAGGAGCTGCTCGATGCGTTCCTCAACGGCGACCTGCTCCGCGAGTACGAGGAAACGTTGACGAAGTACATCGAAGAGGGCCGGGCCGAACTGTCTCGAGAACGGCAACGGCTCGAACGGTACCTGGAGGAGCTGAAGAGTGCCGCTGCCGGTTGAGCATCTGCCGTACCTGTACGACGCTTGGCGGGCCCGGCAGCTCGAACGTGACGAACGCCACGACCTGATCGACCGTGTGGTCCGAGGCGAATTCGACATCTTCGACCCCGACGAGGAAAGGCTCAACTCGTACTCCCCCAACCTGATCCAGGTTGCGTTGGAAGACACCGCCGAGGCGGCGTCGCTGGTGCCGTCTGTCCGCACCCAGCCCACCAAGAAAGGCGTCGAGCCTAAGAAGATCGCCCAGAAGATGGAGAAGATCGCCGCCGGCTACATGGACTACAACGAGATCGACCTTCTGATCCCACGGTCGGTCCTCGACGCCGCAGCCTACGGTTTCCACGTCTGGACGATCCTGCCCGACCACGAGCAGCGGATCCCCCTCATCGAACGCCGGGACCCACGCACCTGCTACCCGGAGGACGGGTACCGTCCCGGCGACACCGTCCGCCGAGCCTTGTTCGCCCGTGAGCTGTACTTCTCCCAGCTTCCCGAAGTGTGGCAGGCTAAGATCCAGCGGACCCTCGCCGAAGGTGTCGTCGTCGACGGCGAGGTCGCCCAGATCGACGAGATCCGAGCCAACGACGCTGTGGTCCTCGTCGAGTACATGACCGACGAAGAGATCCTGATCGCTGCCCTCTACCAGCATTCGGGCCGGAACGGGCTCGGCGACACCTCCCGTGTGTACCAGCTTCCTGTCGAGTTGCGCCGGGTCGAGAACAAGACCGGCATCTGCCCGGTTGTGATCGGATCCCGCATCACCCTCGACGGCGAGTTCCGAGGCCAGTTCGACCAGGTGATCGGGATTCTCGAAGCCCACATCCGCCTGTTCGCACTGATGATGGACTACGCCGACCAGGCGGTCTACTCGGACATCTTCGTCAAAGACCTGATCGGCGAGCTGCCGTACGGTGGCGGCGCCTTCATCGAACTCGGCCCCAACGGTCAGATCGGCCGTGTCCCGCCCGCCGTGTCCAGCCTCGACGTGCAGCGGGATCTCGAGCTGCTGGTCGAGGGCATCCACCTTGGTGGCCGGTGGCCGAAGAGCCGCCCCGGCGAGATCGACCAGTCGATCGCCTCAGCCAAGTTCCTCGAATCGTCGGTGGGGATGCTCAACACCGCCATCCGCACCTACCACCAGATCCTGCAGCGGTCTCTCGGGAAAGCGCTCCGCATCGCTTTCCTCACTGACCGGGTCTATTTCCCCGGCGAGAAAACCATCACCGGGATCCTCCGCAACCAGGAGTTCCTGGAGTCATACGACCCGGCCAAGGACATCGACCCGTCTGTGCGTGTTAGGGTCGACTATGGGCTTGGGTTCGGACGTGACCCCGCCCAGTCGGCGGTGCTGCACATCCAGTACGCCGAGTCGGGGCTCATTTCCCACGAGACTGTCCAAGAGAACATCGATGGTATCCGGGATGTCGGCATGGAGCGGGCCAGGATCGACCGTGAACAGTTCCGTTCGATGGCCATGGCTAAGCTGCTCGAAGGGCTCCAGATGGGAACCATCCCCCAGTCGGCTCTGATCGAGATGGACCGTGCCCGTGAGCGGGGCGAAGACCTGATGGAGATCTACGAGAAATACGTCGTCAAGCCGCAGGAAGAGCTGGCTTCCCAGGCGCTGCCGACTGGGCTCGGCGGAGCCCTCGGCGGTCTCCCGCTCCCGGCGGGGCCGCCGCAGCCGCCGCCCGCCATACCGCCGCCGCCTGGCGGAGCCGACATCCTCGCACGCCTCTCCACACCAGTTGAAGGCGGGATGGCCGGCACCCAGGTGATGGGCTGATGGCAACAGAGATCGAAAAGACCCCAACGGCCGACGTTTCGGCCAACGCTCCCGAGTCGGGCACCTACGGCGAAGGCGCCGAGCTGGCCCGCCTCAACGAGCAGCTACCCCCCATGAACCGGCCTGGGATGGGGGCCGCCACCGGCGGACCCGCCCCCATGCCCCAGCCGGACGTGCAGGTTCCTGGCCGCCCCGGCGGACGCCCACTGCAGGCCCCGGCCGGTGTGCCCGACGTGATTTTCCAGGGTGGAGGCCCTGCCCCGGCAGGCGATCCGATGGCGGCCCCGGCTCCGCCGGACCCGCAGGCGGCTCGCCTCACCCTGCTCCAGCAGCTCGCCGAATCGCCTGAAGTGTCCGAAGAAACCCGGGAATGGGCCCGGCTGGTGCTGGAGGCGCTAATTGGCCCTTGATCCGACCATCAGCGGGGAAGAGCGGGTAGGGCTCCTCGAACGTACCGAGCAGGAAGGGCCCAGCGGATTCGCCCTTGGGCTCGCCGACATGCTGCTGCCGCAGGCCGGAACCACCGGCCAGGTAGGGCTCGGCGACCTTCTCGCCCAGTTTGTCGAGTACAGTCGCCTCGGCGACGTCATGGATGTTGGCGCTGCCCTCGACCCGAACTCGGGTCTTGACCCGCTGGAGCGTGCCGTCGCCGCCCTCCCCCTGATCGGAGGCGGGTTGTCGCTTGGCTACGCCGGCACCCGGGTCGCCCAAAGGCACCGCCAGCACAAGGCGGCCCGGCAGACCGCTATCCAGCAGGCGGCCGCTCAGGCCGCTCTGCGGGCCGAGCTGGCCGACCCCTCGATGCTGCCTCTGCCCAATGAGGCGTTGGACACCCCAGCCGAGCTGCCCAGCATCGAATCCGTGCAGAGCTTGACACCAGAGCAAGTCCGGCAGGCCGCCCGGTTTTTCTCCGAACTCGGTTTCAAGCACTCTTACCCGGACTCGGCTGCCATCTGGGGCGCCCACGACTGGGACTCGCTCGCCGAGGCGTGGGCGTCGACCCCGAGCGGGGACGGGCAGAACCTGGCTGACCAGGCCCAGCAGGTTATCCGTGCGATCGGCCACGCTGTCGTGGCCGGCGACCCTGGCCGCTACGCCCCCGACGCCGACCTCGAAGTTCAGGCGTTCGTGTCAGCCAAGTTCGCCATCGCCCGCTGGGAAACCGCCAAAGACAAAGGCATGGTCGAACAGGTCCGGGGAGGGTTCCGGGAAGGCCGGTACCCCGGCCAGGACGACATTCAGCGGATCGTCAGCCTCGAGCTGGCCACCGGCCGGATCGCAGGGCCCGACATGGTCGTGGCCCCCCACACCCGCATTTCCCGGGTGATCTTCGACGACGCCCAGCGGGCCCACGTTCTGCTCGCCCCCGCCGGCGAGCTACTGCCTGACCGTGTCTGGGACTGGGACAAGATGTTGCCCCTCGAAGGGCACCACGGGCTCGACCGGACCAAGGCCCACCGCAAGCTCCACGTCGTCGACTACGGAGCCCAGGTCGGCCAGTTCGCCGCCAACCTATATCAGCTCACCCAGCGGATCCCCCCCGACCCGAAGGGGAACTACGCCGACGTGTACGGCGGGATGCACGCCACCTGGTATCCGAGAGCCAACAAAACCATCCGGTACCTGGCTGAGAACACCGGCGTCGACCCCCACATCATCTCCGGGGTCCTCTCTGCCATGTCCGCCCAGACCGCCTGGGTCCCCGACAACCTGGTCGGAGCGATCCACGCTGTGCTGCGTGTCGGCCGCCCAGACCTGATCCCCGGCACCCCCGAATACGGGCGGCTGTTCCGGGGAGCTATTGAAGCCGGCGACTGGCAGTATGACCTGTTCAACAACTCGGCCCGTCGGCGCCGCCAAGAATGGGCCGGCACCCTCGAAGCGTCCCGGGTTCCCGACGGACCCAACGAGCTCGGGTTCGACCCGATGTACGAGTACTACGGGAACCCCGAGAACCTCATGTCCGAGTCCGGCAACCTGCTCGGGCTCGACACCGACGCCAAGAAGCGGAAGGTCCAGGCCATGCTCGAAGCTGGGCTTCCGCCCTGGATGGTGCTCCGCATGTTCAAGACCGGCACCTTCCAGCACTCGATGGCGAACCCGGATTCGCCGCTCCGGATCGCCACCATCGACGTCCACAACGACCGTGCCACCCAAGGCACCGTGTGGCTCGGCGAGGCGCTTGGTCAGCGAGGCACCCGCCGCATTCGTGCCGGCGAAACCTATGTGGACCCTCTGCTCGGCGAAGAACTGAGCCTCGAAAAGATCGAAGAGCAGCGGCCCAAGCTGGAAGCGATCGGCTGGTCTAAGAAGGAAATCGACAAGTTCCTCAACAGCCTCGCCCAGGTCCCCAACGACTTTGCCCGGGACCGCTACCTGGCCCAGGTCGAAGCCCATGCTCTGGTCGCTGACCTGTTCGGCATCGACGTCGCCCACCAGGTGCAGGCCGCCACCTGGCCGGTCATGCAAGGCATGAACCTGTCGAGCGTCAAAAAGCAGCTCGAGCGCGTGGAGTCCGTCGACGATGTCCGTCGGATCGTCAACGACCTCACCTGGGACACCTCGATCCCGCTGATGCTCGAAGGCAACGGCTCATTCGAACGCACCATCATCGGCGAGCTGTACAGCGTCGCCGACCGTCACGACGGCTACGTCCCCGCCGGGCTCGAGGATCTCCCGGTCAGGAACCAGCTCGACGTCCCCGATCAGCCCATCGTCGTCGATCAGCGGGAAGACGGCAGCCGAGTGATCTGGGCTGACCGCTCTTACCCGGGTGTGCGGGAAGCGCTCCGCCACACCGTGCCCACCGGCCTGAAGGTGGGTGACCGGGAACTGCACCTCGCTGCCCGCCCCCGCCAGGTGCTGTCAGTCGAACGGCACGTCAAAGAGATCCTGGGATACCGGGCCGAGGACGGCGGACCCGCCTCTGGCGAAGTCCGCACCTGGATGCCTGCACCCGACTACCAGCATCCGGGGCTCTCTCCCGGCGAGCGGCTGGTTGTCGAGGTGCCGCATGCGATGCGAGCTCAGGTCGAGGCGATGCTCGACGAGTACCCGGTCTACCTGCCCCGCCAGGTCCAGCAGGTCCGCAAGATCCGCACCCGGCCAGCGGTGGCTCCCGTGCCACGAGAGACGTTGGCCACGGCCCACGGGAGCCAGCTCGAACGGCTCCTCGAGAACAACGACTGGGTCACCATCGAAGCCGACCACTCGGACAACCCCGACCCGGCAGCCCGGCGCAGGCTCAAGAAACGGCTGTCCCGCATGAAGAATGTGACCTTCATCGAGGTCGAGGGCTGGTGGGAAGGCGATATGAATACCACTTTCTTCGTTACCGGCCTCACCGCTGAGCAGAAGGTCAAGCTCATGCACGACTTTGGCCAGTGGGCGATCGCCACCCCGCACGGCATCTATGGCCACGCCGAGGAAGGCCCCGGCTACGTGTTCCAGCCCGCCAGGGGGTTCGTGTTCGGTGATGAGGCTCGAGCCCAACCCGGATACACGGTTATGCCCAGCGGCGAAGCGTTCTCCCTTGTGCTCGATGATGCCGTCGAGGTCGAGGGGCTCGAATGGGCCACCACCGATTCGCCGCTGGTGAACCGGGAAGATGCTGTTTCCGAGATCGTCATCGATATCGGCAACGAGTGGGGTGGTCCGACATGGCGGGATGTCGAACGGGTCGCCGACATGCTCCGAGAGTTCGGGCCTGTCCGGATCTATACCCACGGCGTGCAGCATGTCCGCCCCGGATGGGTGTGGGCCAACGAGTCCGTGTTCCAAGACCAGACCGGCATCTGGGGCTCGGCTTTCTATGCCGGTGAGGGCGACCAGTATGCCCGTAACCGGGTCGATGTGCTGATGCCCGCCGAGGATGCCGCCGGGCTCGGGTACACCGGCTGGGACGCCGAACGTGGCCGGCGCACCCCACGGGACGCCGCCGCCATTACCAGCATTGACGAAGACCTCGGCGAGATCCGCTTCGACCAGGACCTCATCATCAAGGTCGACCCCGGCGCCGACGTGCAGCTTCCCAAGACCGGGTCGATCTTCTCTGGTATCCGTGTCAACGGCCGTCGGGTCACCGACGCTGTCCTCGACCTGACCGGCCCGGTGCCGACGATCCACGCTGGCGTCACGATGCCCGGCCCGCAGCCGGGCATGATCCCGCTCGAGTTCAGCCGAGGCAAGGTCAAAACCATTCGACCCTACGACCCTGGCGACTGGGTCGAGGCCCGGGAAGCCCTCTCTATGGTCGGCTTGTTCGACGAAGGCAAAGTCGTCTGGCCCACCGAAACCGACGAAGGTTTCCAGCCCAGCCACCAGATCCGCTTCGATGATCTCGGCCGGAAAGAGATCACCCGGCCAGTCGTCGAAGACGACGTCCAGCTCATGGACCAGGTCGAAGCCGATCTTGGTGTGCGTGTCCGACTCGAACTAGGCGAGTACGCTACTCCGCAGCTCAGGGACCAGGCCGCTCGGACGATGCGGGGCCTGTTCGGTTCGGGCGACCCCAAGTATGCTGCGTTCCGGGAAACTTTCGGTGACCTGCCCGCCAAAGTCTGGGAAGGCACCGCCGGCATCCAGGTATCCGACATACTCGACTGGAACGGTCAGGCTTATGTTCCGATGACTCACCTGCATGCCGCTACCCCGACCTCGCCTGGTCGGCCCTATCATGGGGTCGTCCTCAACGAGCGGATCGTTGCCGCCCGCTGGGCTCGGGGCTATTCTCAGACCAGCAACAAGCGCTGGTTCGTTGAGGTGCCCCACGATGTGTCCGACTTTGAGCGAATGCTGGTCCACGAGATCGGCCACTTCCTCGAAGACCTCTCCGGCCTGGACATCAACGAACTGGCGTCTGTGGACAATACCCCGGTGCGGGCTCGGATGATCCAGTTCGGGACCTACTCGACCCAGAACCTTAACGAGTACCTGGCCGAGGTGTTCGTCAGGGCGGTCTTCGAGCCGCACAGGCTCACTGAGCCTCAGCGCCAGATGATCCAAAGGATGGTCGACCAGGTTCGACAGAGGATGGAAGAATGAGCTACCCAGACAAAGTTCCGCTGTGTTTCCTATGCGCTCACCTCGAAATGGGCAAGCCGGGCAACCAGATGCCCTCTTGCAAGGCGTTCCCCAACGGGATCCCATTCGAGATCTACATGAAGGGCTACGACCATCGTGAACCGTTCCGTGACGAGGCGGTTCTGTTCGAACTGTCCGACGAGTTCACGGAAGAAGACCTTGCCGAATGGGAGCAGGAGCGGGCCCAGGAAGAGGCCAACGAGGTGATCGCCATGTTCGAGGATCTCGAATAGGCGACACAGTTCGGGTGGTCCTTATGAATGGCCACCAATCTTCAGCGGGTTGACCAGAACCTCCAAGTCATCCGTCAGATCGAGGGTGCCTGGTCACTCCCCAAGCTCCCCGAGCAGGTAGCACTCGACCTCGCAGGCAACAACATCATGGAGCCTGCTGCGCTCCAGGGCCTGCTCACGGGTCTCGACGAGGACCTTCAGGAAGCCCAGCGCAGGGAACCGTTCCCCACTCGGGACACGGTCGGCGCCATGGACGTGGTGCCGGCGAAACCCCAGCTCGAGATCCCGGCCGGTCAGGTGACTGTCGGCACAGTCATTGCCGGCGTCACCGGCCTGGACGCCCCCACCGTCCTCGACCCGCTGGCCGTTCAGCGGCTGAAGCAGCGGCTGGTCAACGAAGGTTACCTGGACCTGACCGAGGCCGAGGTGGCGTCTCCCCGCTGGCTGCCCGAATATTCGTATGCTGCCGCTCAGCACAGCTTCGACCAGTTGTCGAAGCAGTTCCAGGGCGAGAAGCCGGGGTCGATCTCGGGCGAGCAGATCTTAGGGCTTGTTGACGAGTGGCTGTCTCCCAGGGGCCTGTACAAGGCCGCCGTTGAGCTGGACCTGTGGTGGGACTGGGACAAGGTCAAGTCGGACTGGGGGACTTGGGATGCCAGGCTGAAGGCCTGGCGTGAGGACCCTTGGAACATCCGCAAGCTGGTCGACCTCTTTGATGCTTCGGCCATCGACGATCTGCTTTTCCCCGCTCTCAACCTTTTCCTCTTGGGCACGGGCATCGGCGAGATCTACGGTGTGGCCCGAGTCTTGTTCGGGGGTGCCAAGGGCGCTAAGGCTGTGGCCGGGTTGCATCGGGGCGCCAAGGGGCTCCGGTTCCTCAACGAGGCTGAGATGGCGGCCGATGTCGCCCGCCTTCAGCAGCCATCGGTCTTGTCCGGTAAGGTCGCCAATCTGGGCCGGGCCGGCGCTGCCCTTTCGGGGCGCATGGATGCCTGGCGTCAGCTTTCCAGCGTCACTCTCGCCAAGAAGGTCAACCAGCAGGTGCTCAAGCTTGGCTTCACCTCGAAGCTCGAGCAGCTCATCGACGCCGATCGTGGCGGCCAGTCGGTCAGTCACCTGCTCTCCGAGGACAAGCTGGCCGAGCAGGTTTACGAGACCTTCTCGAACCCCCTGCTCGACTGGGGCGTGGACTTGTTCCTCTACCCGACGAACATTTTCACCCCAGGCCGGTTCGCCAAACCAGCCAAGGCTTTCGTCGAGCAGGCACGCAAAGGGTTCCTGAAGGCGGCCGACAACCAGGAACTCACTATGGCCTGGTACGAGCCGGTTGTTCGCCGCCTCGAAGAGGCCGAGGGGGCGGAAGCCGCCAAGGAGTTCCGTGAGGCCGTCAAGAAAAAGAAGCTGAAGGGCGCTCTTCGAGACCACCTGTTCGGCGGCGATGAAGAGACGATGGGTGCGGTCATGACCTATGTCACCACGATGGCCGCTGTCGACCAGGCCGCCCGTGTGGACGCTTCGATCCTCGCAGCGGACGTCCTCGAGCAACTCGACTCGAAGACCCTCACCCTATACCATGAGGCTCGGGACATGCTGCGGGGTCGGCTCCGCTATGTCGACCCCGACGACATCGAGGGGATGTTGGAGCATTTCGCCAAGTACGGGTTGCCCGACGATGAATCCGCCCGGTTGGCTCGGTCCGCCCGTGAGTTCTGGGAGAACCGGGACAAGATCGCTGCCGCCTACATGGAGACTGTCGAAGAGGCGGCAGCCCGAGGCGGGGCTGTCCCGGAAGGGCACATTCGGTTCTATGGCCACATAGATACTGACACCGGTGAGATCGTGTGGCGGACCTCGGCGCCTACCGCCATCCCCGTTTCCGAGGCGTTGCGTCGTTGGGACGAACTACCCGACGACACCCTCATCGAGGTGTATCACTCAACCACTCCCGAGTTGGCTGAGCGGATGCTCCGAGAAGGGGTCAAGAAGGGCGCCAAGAAGAAGGCGGACTACTCCACCTGGCTCACAGGCGAAGGGTTCTATGTGGGGGACGATCCCGATCGTCTCCGGTTCCTTTTCGGGAGGCAAGGCCCTGAGACTCCCGGTACCCCGCTCGGGATTATTGTGCGAAAGGGTGACCTCGCCGATTCGCCGGAGGCGCTTCGGATGGGCCTCGATATGCGAGAAGCGCTTCGGGATCCCCTCGTTGGTGCCCAGATTCTCGACGACATACCCGCCGAGCGTATCCGGATCATCGAGGATCCGGCTAATGTGACTGCGCCGATCGCCGGCGACCCGTACTTTGTGGACATCGCCGAGTCCGAGCTGCGCAGCGTTCTTGGTGACCAGGCCGACGCCGTGCTCCGAGGCGAGGGGAACTTGCCTCCTACGCTCACCCGCCGGTATCGGTTGCGTTCTAAGCTTACCAACAGCCGCTACCCGCGTCTGTCCGAGGCTGCGTCGGTGCGGGCCTTCAAACCCGAGAAGATCGAGAAACTCAAGGAGCTGGCTCGCCGGCACAACTCGCTTCGGGAAGCCGAGCTGGCCAGGATCTTCGCCGACCTCGACCCGAAGATGCTGTCTCAGTACATCTACGAGACGCTTCCCACGTTCGGAAACTGGGTGCCGTTCCTGCAGGCTACCTCGGAGATCCGTCACGCCCTTATGCGTGGCGACCTGGACGATGCCCGCTTTGTCGTGCCCCGCTCCCTAAACAACCGGCGCTTGTCGCCAATCGGCCGCAAGCTTGAAGAGGGTCTGTTGGACCTCATGTTAGAGTTCCCAGACGACGAGCGCACCTTCAACTCGTTGATGCGCTCAACCTACGCCCCGTTCGCCCGGAACTTAGACCCGGTGCGCGGGTCATTCACTGTCGCCAGCTTCGACACCCCGCTGAAGCAGGACGCTGAAGCTTTCGCCCAGGCCGTGGAGTGGAACATCAAGAACCTGCAGGCAGTGAGGAGCGCTCAGCGGAATCCCCGCATCGGCGACGCTTTCCGCCGTGTTCGGGAAATCGCCGAGACGGAGGGGCTGCCCAGCAAGGACGTGGTGCGGGAAATTCTCGCCGAGACCGTGGGCACGGTAAACGAGGACACCGCCGCTCTCCTTCGTCGGGTCGTCGGTCTTCTGGACGAGGGCGGGTCAACCTTGGCGGACGTCGAGGCGGTCCTAATGCGTCGTCTCCAACAATTGGACGCCCGCGCCGAATGGTCGGAGCTGTTCCGTGTTCCGACGAACTTTGGGGCTGACGCCCGGGACATCGTCGAGAAGCTCCGCAAGAAGGTGCGGGAGCTTCGCCGCCAGGCCAACTTCATGGCTTCCGAGGTTGAGAACGTCCCCGAAGAGTTGGTTCAGTTCCTCGCCGACCGTGGCTACCGGCTGGTGTATGGTGTCGACTTCCACCAGCCATTCGACATGGAAGACATTTTCCCGGTGTTCGCTGACGCATCGGCACGGCAGATCAAGCAGATGCGGCTCGGCGCCTTTTTCGACCGCCAGGACCCCGGGTATGTTTCCAAGCTGAAGGCCCGGAAGGTCCGTGACGCCCTTCACGCCCATTTGTCTCGGGTCGACTCGGAAGGTGGGATCGCCCTCAATCTGGGGCCAAAGCCGGATCCGGGGAACGCCGACTTGGAAGCCGTGATGACGGACCTGTGGGAGATCCTGCATGCGGTGTGGGAACGGGCCGGACTTCACCTTGACGATCTCGAGGACTCTCGTCTCGCCGAGAAGTTCTGGGGGCGGGCGAAGCTCGCTCGTATCCCGTGGTCGCTGGACCGGCTCGGCTCTGACCTTGGTTTCAAGAAGTTCGTCAGCCTGGTCATGGCCAGGGGGTACAGCCGGAAGCAGGCCATAGCCATGTATCGGGCGTTGCAGTCGGCCCAGAACCTTGGCTTCCGCACCTACGGCCTGTATGCCATTGAGACGAAATTGCGGTCAGAGCCTAATCTCATCGAAGGGTTGCGGGCTCTGGGCACTATCCAGGCGTCCGACCGGTTCCGTGGGATCCGTCCGATCCGAGCCACCGCCGGCTTCGTCGCCGGCGGCTACGCCGGGTCGATGGCGTCCCAAGAGATGGGTGTTGAGCCTGGCTCAGGCAAGGACATCGCACTGCGTGCCAGCGGGGCGATTCTCGGCGGCGCCCTCGGCGGATCCCCCAAAGTCGGGATCCCGGGCGTGGCCAGACTGGTCAGCAACCTCGAGAACTCCAACTTTGTCCGGTACGCTTACGTCGCCGACTGGCTGGCGAATATGCGGGACTATGTCCGGTTCGCCCTGAGCCCGATCTTTGACGCCTCTCGTTACTCGGAGGCGATCATTCTCAGCCAGATCGGCCACATGCCCGAGGGTGTGCGGAACCTGCGGATCAACCAGTCCCCGAAAGCGTTCCGCCGTATGCTCGCCAAAGAGTTCCGAGCCCAGGGGCTCGACCCGGACACGGCTCTGAGACGCGCCAAGAGCGAATGGGAGAGGTACCAGGCCATGTTCGCCGCTCAGGCGCACGGCTACCGGGACTTCGACTGGGAAGCGATCGACGGCATTGGTCGCCGGTTCTCGACGGTTGGTATCCTGGGTTTCTCCCCCACTGACTGGATGGCGTCCACGTTCGCCCACATGGTGCGGGCAGGGGCCGATCCCAAGAAAGCCTACGATGCGGTCCGTGAGATCTACACCTACGGCACCACTGGGCGGTCAGCCGCCGAGCTGTCGATGAACTTCGTGTTCTTCCCGTTTTCGTTTACCAAGAAGACAGTCGGCCACCTCCAGAAGTTCTTCAGCGATGACCTGACTAGGTTGGTGGTGCTCCACGACATGGTCGCCACCTATCAGATGCTTGACGAGCACTACAACCTGAGCCAGGAGTGGAGGGACCGGCTGCCGATTCTGGAGCGGGCTCACCGTCTCAACCTGCTGGCCTACGGGATCGGGCTCGGCCGGTTCGGCGGTATCAATGCCCCGATCATCGAGGCGATCGGTCGGCTTGCCCCCGACGAGGTGATGGACCTGGTGCCTGGCGCCCCCGAGGTGGTCAACATGTTTATCCCTCAGATGGTGCCGTTGAACACCGCCGACGACGCCAACAACCTGTGGGACCTGACTAGGCAGCTCATCCCGGTGATGAACGATGTTCAGACCATGGTTGATGCGCTCGCCGAGCAGGGCCGTGTCCTCGTGTCCGAAACCCATCTGACTCGTCGGGCCGAGGTTCGTCGGGCCTGGGAAGAGTGGCGTGACTTCCAGGACAGGGTGAAGCAGGGGCTCGAGGCCATGGGCATGTCGTGGGCTCAGGCGATTCGGAACCCGCGGCTAGCCGCCATGATCCAGGCTGAGAAGACCCGTATTTCTCTGAAGTATCCGGCATGGAAGCTCGAGATGGGTGATGGGATCGCCGACAACCAGGCGATCCAGATGGAGCTGCAGGAACGGATCGCCCGCCCCCAGTCCAACGCTGATCTTCTGCTGGCAGAGTTCGTCACCCTCCACGAGACGGTCACCGAGATGTTGCGGCAGGGAGGGCTTGTGTGGTCGCGGCCCGAGGATATGCCGCCGGAGATCTTCACCGCCTACCGGCAGGTGGCGATCCACTATGCCCGTCAGGACCCTGAGTTTGTGCGGCTCTATAACCGGTTTTTCCGGCGCCTGTTCGGTGACATTGTGTCTGAGGTCTGACAGGTCTTGGGTGGGTAGGTAGATGGCCGAATCCCAGTCTGTTCCCCCGACGCTGGTTGTACCCCCGTCTACGCCCGGTGGTGTGGACCGGGAGGTCCTGAAGCGGCGGTTGATCGAAGCCGGCTATGCGCCTGAGGACGTAGAGCGCTGGCTGTCGGTCGTCCCCAAGGACGGTCAGACACTCAAGGATGCCTTGGTTGAGGCCGGCGCACCGGAGGAGGCTGCCGCCGTTATCGCCCAGCAGGGTGCGACCCTCAGCACCGAGCAGCTCGGGCAGTTGCGGGAAGGTTTGGCAGAGGGCACCTTGCCGTCCCCTGTTCCGCTTCTCGAGCGGGCCAGGCAGGGCGAGCAGCTCAGCCCCGAGGAACTCGGGCAGTTGCAGAAAGCTGTAGAAAAGGACCCGAGCCTGTTGGAGGGCGCCGATGACCCGGCCGCCCAGCTTTTGGCCGTGGCCGCTTCGCATGGTGCCGGGCCCGTGGAGTGGAACTACGACTGGGTGTACAACGACCCGGAGCTTC